TTGTATGCCAGTTCCTAAACTAGATAAACTAGAACCGTCCCATTTAACAATTCCATTACCGCCTGCGCCACCCAAACCTGTAAATGCACCAGTAATATATAAATTACCTGAAGTGTCAAAAATTAAATCTGAAACAGCTCCATTTATTCCAGCTACGACTGCTCCCCACGCTGTACCATTCCATTTTGCCAGATAATCATCGTTAGCAACCCCACCTGCATTTGTAAAATCACCACCAATATAAATTTCCTTCGTGATTGGATGCTGTGCGATTGCATATATCGTCCCCGTCACCCCTGCCATTGCAGACCACACCCCGTCACGGTCACGCTTGACGATATAGTTAGCGTTGGCTAATGTGTCATTGTAGTCAAGCGATACGGCTTTATTGCCGTCTTTTTTGAGATAGGCGTCCTGAATTTCAAAGACGATATTAGCCCGCTCAAAATCTCGTTGTAAGCCTGTATCAAGTCCTGACACATAAACGCATTTAATGTCAATAGGCTCACTAGCCGCTAATCCTGCGTCTGTTTTTCCCTGATAGCGAATTACTAACGGTTGGTCATAAGGAACTAAATCAGGTTTGACCAATTCAATCAATGCGTTCCTGTCTGCCTGTACCGCTCCAATAGTTGTGTCATTGAACGCAACAGCAAGCGTGAAATAGCGTGATGTCAGGTTTGTGCGCTGATAGCGTTTAGTTCCATCGACCAAAGGAATTGAATTCACATCCGTTGGAGCCATTCCCAAACCGATTACATCAATCTTTTTACAATAATCTGTAATGTCGATTAATTCACCGCCTGAGCGGGTTGTAGCAAGTCTAACGCTCGTGCTTGCGTTTGCCTGTCCAGTCCAGTAATACTGGTTGACCTTCTTTATTGTTTCAATAATGTTACCGTCAAAGTAGGTGGTTGGTGTTGTACCGGCTTCTATCTGTACACCGTCGATATAGATAAATTGTCCGGCTGTTGCTGGTGTTCCGTTTTCAATTACCGTCAAATATCCAGCCAAATCACCAGAACTAGGTGTTATATAAGTTGTTACCCTTTGCCATTTATCCCGTATTGTCATATTAGGAAAACCAGTTGTTGATGCAGTTGCTCCTGTATATCCTGAAAAATAAAACCTCAAAGATGTTCCGTCATAAGAAGATGGAATATACATATCACAAGATCCAACATATCTGGTGGCTGTTAGTGTTTTTGAAAATGCTATTAAATTTCCTGTTGTATCTTGATACGTTATCTTGCAACTGTACACGCCCCGTCTTTGTTGTACGGCACTTGTGGCAATCGTATTAGCGCCGCCCGTTATCCAGCCCGTTGTGCCTGTTTCAAACGATGGATTAGTACAAAGGTTCGTTGCAGCCTTTGGCTTGATTATGTAAAATTTCTCTTTAGTTACTGTCATCCTAAGGCGTATCCTTTCGCAAATTCAATAGACCTGCTAAATTCATCCGGTGATGAATTGGAATAGACGTTCACGTTATAGTTATTGTTTGTATTTCCAGCCCCAACAGAACCACCAGCAATAACACCACCAACAGCGACATTACTAACGGCGTCCTCTACCATTGACTTACCGCTCAAAATACCACCCGCTAAACCAGCGGTGATATTTAGTCCAATTCCGGCAAATACTTTTGATGGAGATTTAATTCCTAAAAAGCCCTTGATTGCTTCAAGTGCCGCCATTGCAGCCTTCATAGCAGCTTCTTTTATGATGTTTATTCCACCAATAAGACCGTTAGCAATTCCTTCAATGATATTTTTACCAACACTTAACCAATCGGTATCCTTGAAAAACGATATAACGGAATCAACTATTTTCTTAGTGGCTGCTTTTATGAGTGGCCAAGCTGTCTCAACCGCTGTTTTTATAGCAGCCCAAACCTTGTCCCATACTTCGCGCAACTTTTCACCAAAGGCATACCAGTCACCCTCAAATGCTGATCTGAAGGCACTGAATATTCCCTTGATAATATCTACGGCAAAATTGAAAACTGTCTTTACTGCATCCCATAAAGCGGTCGCGATTGCGATTATTTTTTCACCATGTGCAGCCCACCAGGTTTGTATTGTGGTCACAAAGTTGTTTACTACGTTTTTTATCCAATCGGTAGCAACTTTAGTCTTTTCCTGTATTCCGCCCCAGTTTTTAGTCCAGGCTGTATAAACCAAAAATGCTACGGCTGCTACGGCTGCCATGACCAACAAAACCGGACCTAAAGCAACAATCATAGACACAATAGCGGGAATAACGGTCGTATAAACAAACGCTGCAACTGCAACCCCTAACGCTGCTAATATACCAATAATCACGCCTTCATTCTCACTAAACCAGGCTTTCATTCGTTTAAACCAATCAATGACCTGAGGAATAGCTTCAATGACCTTACTTGCAAAGCGACCTAAGCCATCAATGAATTTTTGTAGTCCTGCCTGAAATGCTGGGTCGCTGAACAAACTATTTAGTGTACTTGATAATTTTTCCATCATTGGAAGTAAGGCTGTCCCAATTGTGGCTTTCATGTTTTTGAAATTAGCGGCGATAATTCTTTGCTGGTTGGCTAAGCCGTCCGATGTTCTGGCAAAGTCCCCTTGTGCCAATGTGGTTTGCTCCATAATCAAGGCATAGGACGCCTGAGCCTTAGCGGCTGCGTCAATTGCATCGTTACCGTCCCATAGTCCCATTTCAAGGGCTTTAGCCTCAATCAATGCAGCATTTAGATTAACACCTAATGATCTTAGTGGTTCGGTTTGTCCCGATAGTCCTGAACGCAATTTGTCCATTACCTCGGTTGGATCCATGTTGTTAAACGATGCCAAATCTGCGGCAAGCTGAACAAGTCCCGTTGACATTCCGGCACTTGCTTCCTCTGTCATATCCATTGCCCTGAACAGGTTGCCATAAGTGGCGGCACCTGCTAATGCTTCTTCCCTGCTCATACCTAATGCAGTAGCGGATGTGTCCCCAAACTTCAGAACTTTATCTGCATATTCACCAAACACAACCGACGTTTTAGATAACGTTTCGTTCAGGTCAGAAGCTGGGCCAATGGTAGAAGCAATAAAGGCAAGTCCAGCTGCACCAGCTGCTGCACCTGCCACTATTACACCTTTACCAACGGTTGATAGTCCATTGACTATATTTTTTGATGACTTGTTTGCTTTTTCTTCTGCGTCCCCAAGTCCTTTGGTATATTCAGACGAATCAAGCCCCAATGATACTAGCAGCTTTAGAATTGTATTTCCCATTATTCATGTTCTCCAATTGTGCCACCCATTCCAGCTGTTATCATCGCTGCAAAACTCAACATTTGTTCAGGTGACTTTTCTTCTTTTTCAAACTTTGGCATAAATTCATCGGCTGAGTGTGGCTTGTCACCTTTTTTTCGATTGACATTAGCTAAAATTGCACTGGAAATCGCCGGGCCAATATATTGGGTTTCCTGTCCAAATGGTTCAAGTTGATAATAAACCATCCACTCTGTCAACTCCGCGCTTGATATTCTGCTCAGCAATTCAGCCCGTGTCATTCGTAGTGCTAAAGCTAATCGGAAGGTAAACCGTCGAAAGGGTCATTTTTCAATTCCTCTGCCAGTTCCTCCACATCCTCGTCTGATATACCAGATAACTTTTGTGCTACCTCAAATACACGCTGTAATGCTGCTGCGCTCTTTTGTGACAAAGCCTGTACGTCATTCTCGTTGAATAATCGTTTACCCTTTTCGTCACAGATTGTCATGCTTGCCAACTTAGCGCGGATGTTAGCCATGTTCATTTGTTTATCTTTGCCGCGCATGGTTATCAATGAACCCTCGAACTTGTCGCGCTCCGCTCCGGTCATACCTTTGACGTAAACGTCCCCGCCCCATTCAGGCACGGGGACTAACTCACGCTTAATATCATCAGCTTGTAGAATGTCATCCCTTTTTAGTACACTCATCTCATCTCTCCATTTTCTAAGTTATGCTAAAGTTGGCTGTCCCGAAATTTTCATTGTCACGGAAGCGGTCAAAGCACCGTCATGTGGCATATCAGGTTCAAAGCCAACTACAAACGCTGTAAACGACCACTCAGTCGTGGCTGTATCTGAAAATGTAATTGTGTATGTTTGTGATGCCCTTGCTACCATATCAGCAATCAAGCCACCAGCGGACGCTGAATGTGTTGCGGCTGCCGGATCATAAACAATATCAAGACTAACTTCACCTGATCTCAAAATTGTTGCAACCACTTCCTCCCACGCTCCGGTGGAATCGTGGCTGGTTACATCTTCGGTATCAAGTGATAAGCCGGGACCCGAAAT